TCCTGGATTTAAACTTATAATTTCAAATAAGGAGTCACCATACAATTTTGCCATTTCTCTAACAATAATTCCAGATTGTGAATATCCAATCAATTTAATCTTATAGTTCGGATAATCTTTTAATACCTTTTCAAGTAAAGATTTGGCATTCTTATATCTTGCTGAAATGTTATAAGTCCTAAATATATAATCCAAATTGTTAATCCAATCAGACCACTCACGAGTGCCAGAATAATTAATGACTATTATTTTCTTTTTCTTATTTTGATATACCTGAGAATGCCTTCCCGATAGTTGATCAATGAATGTATAACCTGCAATCTTTTCCCTAATATTGGCATCTACATGACCATTTTTAATGAATTTATATATTTCTGATACTTTAAATGAGCCGCCTTCTAGATCTCTCGGCTTTATACCATCTGGGCCTATTGGTGGCTTCTCAAATACGAGCTCAACACCATTATCTAATACTTTTGTAAAGTACTTACTATTTTTAGTCGGATCTATCTGGCGGAAGCTGTAAAAATTGGGCCGCTGTGTGGAATCTATTTTTTTATACTGGAAATGCTTTTTTATATATTTAATCGCATCTGATTTACTAAATTTGTCTTTTGGTATTAATACGGATTGTATTTGATATCCATGATGTGAATGCGTTGCGGTCGTCTCACCTAGCCGACCACCATTCTCGTGTATCCTCCATTTCATATTCTTTTTAATAATGCTCTGCATAAATTCTTCTTTTTGTTTAGATGGGTTTTTGCCATACGCAATATCGGCCCTTTCTTTAGCATATTCTGTAATAGATGCCATTATATCGCACTGCGTAGCGGTCGCTTTTGGGTAAAGCCTTTTTTAAAAGGCTTATATATTAGACAAAAAAAAATAAGTATACATTAAATTAACTATCCATTTTAATATATGTTGCTTGGGCCGTGGAGCTACTCGTGCCCATAGCCGTGGCTGCTGCATTTAATTCATCCATTACCCCCTTAAACTTATCAGATAAATAGATATTGCGCAACATTGAGGCACCTATTCGTTGTCCAAAGATTTTATTCAAAATTCTAGTAATCGCATTTACGGCAAGTAATGGCTCTCCTTTATAATTAACTAATAAATAAAAATTCTTTTGCTTTTTCAATGGATGCAGCTTTGCATATTTTGTAAGGATATCAACTAATTCAGAATTTACTGTAGTTTCCTGCATCTGATAACTTCCTTTAGTCTTGTACTGATTAAACTGCATTATTTTTTCTTTAGGTAGATAGTAATTAAACTCTGCGGCGGTTTCTGAATTAATCAAATTTTTATCCGTGACGTATAGCATGAGCTGATAGTCCTTGTTCCTTCTGGGGGCTTGTAAAACATACAAAGATAAAACAATAAAATATAAAATAACTTCCCATTCTTGATCAGTTACTTTTTTCTTGGCCAATAAAGGCATTGCCTGAGCCTTTAAGTTCTCATATATGTTATATACTTCACTCTGTTCAATCCAGTTTTCTTTTTGTGTATCGCTCTTTGTGTTTCCATTCTTTTTTAACTCTTCTGCTAATTTCATCATTTTCTCATAATAAAATTCATATATTTGTTCATATGGTTTTAGACCTTTTAGAGATGTTACAATTGAGATTAAATAGGTTCTTTGGCTATTCGGTTTCAGCTTTTCTATACGCTCTAAGATCTTTTCTGTATTTTTTAGGAAATCATAATCGGGCATTCCATTTTTTTTATGTTTAATTGGTTGCTTTGAATTGAGTCTAATAATGTTTGCGAGATATACGTCCTTGGTACTCTGTGTGGTTTCTCTGGGCTTTCTCCCACCTCCTACATCGGCCAAATTATCAATTAATTCTTCAGACATTTTTTAAAAGTGTGCGATGCTAAAAAAAAAATAAAAGTTTTTATATATTATTAAATATTTTTTATTAAATTTAAAATATTTATTTATCCAGATGTTAACATAACGGCTAATTCATCAAATGATTTAGCTCCGTAATCTTTTTTTGCATCTCTCATAAAGCGGTAAAACTCTTTGGGATTAGTGATACCAGCCATAAACGCTAATAGGCGTATTATTGCATATCGCCCACAAGTGGCCACTTTAGGGTCCCATGATTGATAATCTACTGGATTATGGTGCAACATTTTGCCTCCTAATTCTTTAAGGTAATTATGCTGCTCCCCAAATCGGATGCGCTTTTCTTTATCAATATGTTCTAAATCTTCTTTAGGTGAAAGTCCATATGAATCAAAAAATTCATATCTATTCCCATTGCGCATTATGCACGTCCAATGGCCTATATTCTGGGTAGGCGTCTGCTCATCTATAAAAAATATTACCGCGCAATCATTGGGATAGGGCAATACCTGCTCCATTGAATTATATTCTGATAGATCTGGAAATCGGATAATCTTAATACCTCGACCAAGTATTCTTTTTATGTCTTCGGCGCTTACCATATAAGAGATTTTTTTTTCCATCTTACACTTTTTACCGACTTGCGATAATCTCCGATTCTCTTCAGTCTTCAAAAAGCTGACCAAAAATTATTTTTTAATTTATCTTTATATACTACTTTATATAAAAAGTTTTGGTAAAACTTTTGAAGCTCAAAGAGAAACGAAGTTGCCATTGCATAGGCATCGCTTATTTTTGGGTAAAGCCTTTTTTTAAAAGGCTTAGCGGTAAAAGGTTATGGGAGACAGAGCGGGACAAAAGATTAAAAGCATACGAGCAAGTCCGAAAAGAAATAAAAGATTTAGAGTGACGCTAGAAAATGGCGATAAATATGATTTCGGATTGTTGAATCCAGTACATGGTACATATATAGACCATGGAGATAAGGAGCTGCGCTATCGCTACTGGGCGCGACATTATGGCAATGCACGAGAGCGCTTCTTGATAGATAATCTCAGGCCAAGCCCAAGTCTGTACAGCGCCTATATTCTTTGGGGTATGTCTAAAAGTATTCAAAAAAATATAAGAGAATTAAATAAGCTTATTGGTTAGCAAATGGATTAAATTCACTGTCGCCTCTAGATGGTGGAGGTGGGGCTGGTCGGTTAGGTGCTGGAGCGCGAGGCCTTGCGGGTCGTCTTGCGGCCTCCCGTCTAGCTGCTAATGTTTCTTGTCTTTTTTCATGCATTAACATACTTAATATTGATACAATTAGTCCTGCGGTAACCCCTCCAGCTACTCCTTTTACTTCATTTGATGAAATTACCTTATATATGGCATTACCAACTTCATTTATTTTTTTTGCACTAGCCTTGCCAAAATCGTTCAGATTCTCTTTAAACCCGTCACCCCTGTAACCTTCTTCTTTACTACTTTCACCTTCTTCTTCACTACTTTCACCTTCTTCTTCACTACTTTCATGTGCCCCAACTTCTGCAATTATGCGAGAAAGACTATGTCTCTGCTTTCGCTCTTTTTTTGGAGCATCAGTGGGGCGTTCTACTTTGGCCTCTGCTACTTTAGGTTTTGAAAATGTCAACGATCCCTGAGGGCTGCCGCTAAATCTTTTAGCTATATCTTTGACTCCACTAACTGCCCCTGTTATAATACTTGGGGTTAAATTAGGACGATTTTGTTCTACCTCCTCTAAAGCCTTTATTGCGACATCTATATCGCTACCAGCCTCTTTTGGTAAATTATTATCGATAAACTCTTTAAGTTGTTTAAAATCTTCTTTTGATTCCTCTTCTTTTTTCTTTGCATCTCCGAGAGTTGGAGTGGACTTCTTTAAGAATTCTTTAATACCTTTATACCCCTCCGCATAAGATATTTTTTTTGTGGGACCTCGTCTATCCTCTGGGTTGATATAATAGTCCCCTACAGGTCCAGTATAATTTTTCATCATTTCTTTTTGCTCCTTAGTTGCTTTAATATTAAATAATGCCGCCAACGCTGGATCCATTCTCATAATATCTTCAGAATATGGTGTAGTATATCCCAATTCCGTTAAATATTTTTGAACTGCTTCATTTTTTGGATTTTCCAATGCAAATCTTCTTAAATTTAATATTTCTGGTGATACAATTCGACCACGCTGTGGCATACTTAAGCTAATTGGGTCTTCATTCTTTACGGTTGGATCCGCTTTCCATGCTGTTCTTATTTTAGTATCTGTACCCTTTTGCCTTTGTAGCTCTTTCACACCTTCAATATCGCCAGTTGGTGCATTTAATCCACGCATTATACCCTCAGGATCATTTACTTTAGATCTATCTTTAGGGATTGCGCTTATTGCCTTCTCTCCTACTTTTTTCCCAGCATATGCTGTTAACATACCTAATGCTGCCAAAATAGAATATTGGATTGCAGC